TTGTAACCAGCTTTCACCGTTAGCTTCCGCTAAAATAATCTGTACTGCGTTTTCGAGTTCTTTGTTTTGCGTCGTAATTAACGCCAAACTCGCTTCATGCTTGAGCTTAGTTTTTAAATCCGCATCTTCGACAAACTTATCTAAGATGTTATCGAGCGTACCTAAAACCGGAGCGATCATCGCCTGCCACATTATTGGTACATCCCGGTCTGCATCTGCACCGATAATTCAACAGCTCGACCACCAACTTGATGTGCCCATCTGCTGTCCATCATTTCTATCGATGCTTGTATATAATCGCGCCGTTCTAAAGCCGCTAGCATTTTTTTAAAGCCCAGCAAACGGTAAATTCCTAGGTTAAAACACATGTTGATCAGCACATCGAGGCGGGCATCATCGAGTAAATGCGCAAAAGCAATATTCACAAACACATCATGACGCGCACGTGCAATATCTTGACGTAACAATTCAGACGCTTCTGATTCTGTAATGCCAACATCATCCAAGTTTCTACCGTAGCCAATTGTTAATTTATTAGCAGTACAAAAATACGGTTTTGCACTAAAGCCTTCATGCCGCTTAAGCTGTTCGATTAATGGGTCCATCACAGCCACCTAGATATCACACGCTTTGGGCGTTGCTTACGACGCCATTCTAAACGACGTGCTTCGGGGCGAGGCCCAAAGCGCGAAGTAAATATCTGATCGAATCTAGCGGCGCGGTTTAATTGCTCTGAATCCGCATCCGCTTTCTGGTAGGCCTGTGCACAAACCCAATCCACCAAGTATGGGTGGTGAGGTACAGGAATTTCGGGGAATTCACTGTCAGAATTCATAGGGGATAGAGGGAGTCGATACACAATCAGTTTGATCGTATCGTCAGCCTCTGGAATTGGGTACAAGGTTAACTTGTTATATAGATCGCCGTAATCGGCATAATGATCTAGATCCATGCTGTAATGGGTGGGGTTACCCGTATGGGTTTGCCACTGATCATCCTCAGCATCCAGATCATGGAAACTGGTTTTATGTAAAACGCGTTTAAGTGTTTCCATATAAACGCGTTCTATAAAGAACACCGAGCTGTGTACATCATAAGATGACGTACCGGCGATCACTGCAATCTCAGTGACCTCAGGCGTCGTTGAGTCCGTATTAAGCCGAGCACGAAGGCACGCCTCATTTACAGCCTCATTAATATACCCGTTTAGCTCGTCATCCGACCACAGATAAGGCTCAACAGCATCATCGAGACGGAGACGAGCCGCGTTTCGCAGCTCGCCGAGGTTCATAATTAACCCGCTCTATACTGTACACGAACCGTAACAGTAACCGTAGACTCGGCAGCAACACCAATCTCTGCAGCCAAAATACGATTAACTGAAGATTTTGTGTCGCCAAAGATTTTTGCGCCTTCACTTGTAGTCGAAAGAGTACCAGGATCATACAATGACGTAATCGCAGTGGTGGCTTCGGCGTCGGCAATACCTAAGTCAAAAGTCGCGGTAGTTGTACCAGAAGCCACAATAGCCAATTCAGTGACTACAACTTCTGGAGGTAATACGCACAACTGCAGGAAATCCCCGGACGCTAAATTAATTGAGGAAGTATCTACGACTACATCATACTCGTAGACCTTACCGACTTCATTCGGAGCAGGGATATTCTTAGTACCCGCAATCTCCGCAACAGATGTAATAACAGCCATTTAAATTCTCCTAATTCGGAAGTTGCGCCCCGAAGGGCGCGGATTCAATATTAAGCAGGATCAGCCGCAGCAGTTTGCAACTGCATAACGCCGAAGTCTTTGCCGTTGTATCGAGTTTTCTTGATACCGAAGATAGAAGAAGTACTGATAACAACTTGGTTACCACGGTCTTCCATTTCTTCATGCCAGTCAAAGCGCATACCTGAACCACCAGAACCAAATGCGCAGACCGCAGCTTGTTCGCCTAAGAACAACGCACGAGCTGAGGCGACAGTATCGATGGTGTCACGGATAACCGCTTTATGCGAATGCAGAACGACATTGTTGTACATACCCAGAGAACCTTTAAAGATTGGGCTCTTACGACCTTCAGCCGCAGCCGAGGCTTTCTGAATATCCAGCCATTGGCCGGTAGCTGAGTTAGTACGCAAATCGTATTCTTGCCATGGGTTCATCACGACAACAAAGTGCTCTTCACCTTCGATCATGATCGGTTGAATTTGAGGGATACCCTCAGTACCACCGCCCATCATAGTCGCTTTGGTTACAGCGCGATCGATTAAGGTCAGATCGAAGATATCGTCCGCCGCAATCGTATTATCCGCACCACCCGCACCCGCGTTGGATTTCAATACGTGATCTGAATCCGGAGCTTCGAATGCGTTGTTAGCGCGTCCGGTATAACCTAACGGAAAGATAAAATCGGTATTGACGCCGCGTGAGCCTGACAAATACATAAAAAACTGTTCGTCAAACATGCGAGCCCACCATTCAGATTGGCGTGCTTTCGCAACGGAACGCAGGTCATGCAGCGTGCGCTTACGTGACATACGACCGCCGGTGTTTACACCCGCTCTGGCTTGGTCAACGTAGATGTTGTCAGTGTAGAAATTCAGGTCTTCTTCTGAGCCACGCAATACAGAATCACCCTCAATAGGGGCCATTTTTAATTGCAAGCTCAAATCGTAGCTGATGTTATCGCCCGCTTCGTTTTCCAAGCGAGTGATCATTTGAATAGGAGCGGACGTATTAGACCCGCTACCCATGAATTTTTTATTGAAATAAGATTTACGAGCTGTATCGACCGCTAAGTCGCCGCTCCACTTTTTAATAGCCTTTACGTCATTAAGGCCGATGACAGTTTGCGCCATGAGATTTACCTCTTAAGTAAATAGAATTTCCTGAGCACTCATGCGCGTCAACCTAATTGTATAACGCCCCAAATGAGGGGCATTACTATTTGCTAGTATATTAGCTATTTTGTTTTACGTGTCAATATTTTTCTTTCATTATCCGGTTTTTCTGCTATGTATTGGGTTATTTTAACTGAGGGATCGATATCAAGTGCGAGGCGGGCACGTTTACCCGCCTTACGAATTAATGTAATCTTCAAATCCCCGATACGTAGACACTCACCTTGTTGAACGTCTAAGTACAACATTAGGCCGCCATAAAGCGCTCATACTGATCCGGAGACATCTTCATCAGGGCTTTCTCGTAATCCAGCCCTTGGAGTCTGTCCATGTACGCAAACTCGCCACCGTCCTCATTAGCCTCGGCTGCAGGTAAATCACCCAGAGTTTTAGGTGCATTCACCGGTTTAGCGGCTCGCTTCTTCATAGTCTCTTGGGCCTTCGCCAGTTCGGCTGGCTTCTCAGTACCCGGAGTTCGGTTGAAGCGTTCGTCAATTAAACGTCCGGCTTCTCGTAAAAACCACAAACCCGAACGTCCTTTATTCTCTTCATTCGCATAAAGGGCTTCAAGCTGAGCGCCAAGTGCTCCGCGCAATACCGGATCGTCTTTGTACGACGGGTTGTCGCTATAGAAGATTTGCTGCTCGGTTTCCCATCTCTGTTGGGAAGCCTGTCTACTGTGCTCTTCCGCAATCTCTGCTTTCAGAATCGATGCTGAGGTCTTCTCTTTGTACTCATCGTATACGCGCTGAGCTTCCCTTTCTTGCTTACGGTATTCTGAGAATGTAATGTCGCCGTTCTCGTATTTTGCCGCCAAGTCATCGACGTATTTCTCATAACCTTCGGTCGCTTGATCGAGTTTTTCCTTGAGCCCGTCTGTGCTATCAGCAGTGAATTGAGGGGTGAATGCCGAATCCACATCTGCATCAGTTCTCGGCGTATCGCTTTTTCCAGCCTCCACTTCAGGTTGCTCGGACTCAGCGTCTTCTTCAGCAGACTCCACATCCCCGGCGTCCTCAGCACTATCGTCGGCTTCGGGTTCATCTTCTTTTGTTTCTTCAACTTCCTCCTCTTCTTTACCACGAACAGCTTCGAGCTCGGCCTCAGTCAAGCCTAAGTCGTCTAAACCGTCGTCTGTATTTTCCTCGATTTCATCACTCATGCGATTCTCCTATTTTTGTTTAGATGTCGGGCCTTTCTTCAAAACCCCTTTACTTTTTCCCGTACCCCCAGTCTTGGCTTTAGGCGCGGGCTTTGCAGCTGCTTTTGACTGAGCTTCCTTCAATTTAAGATCGCTAGCCTTATCCGCTGTCAATGGGTTACCATCATCATCTGAATCTAATCCGGCTTTTTTCTGGATAATAGTCCGTTCTTGGCGACTCATTGGAGGCAATACTGGCTGATCCGGAGCATCGAACAACGGCGGCGGGTTCCTATCCACAAAACCGGCCGATGTCGCTACAGTATCTCCGAGCATAGCGGAAGTAGGGGTTAAGGCTATCTCCGTTCCGGTCTGGATACTTGTGTACAAAGAGTTAACATTCGTATTGACGGCGTCCGCTTTAACCTTCTCAACGTCGGCTAGCGTTTTACTAACATCGGCTTGTAGTTTCTCAATCTCAAGCTCAATACGACGACGCTCAAACTCTTTCATCATCTGCTCTTCTTGCGCCTGCTGCTCCATCCGTTGAATCTCTTCCGGGTCATTCTGCTTCTTAGGATCAGACTGACCGTTCAGTTTACGGATACGAGACACGATCTCTTCACGTCCAGGCAGGTCGCTGTACTCGAACATCAAATCCAACAACTGCATCGAAGTCTCTGGGTCCATCGTCTTCAGCAACTCAGCGAACATATCAAACATCGCCCGTCGCTGAGTCGCACGGTACTCAGACTCATCCACGATGAAATCACCCTTAGTCGAAGTGATATCGTTCATGATGCGAAGCTGACCTGTAATCGGATCAATCTCTGGTTGGTTTACATTCAGATATTCTGGCTGACCATTATCCCCAACGATGCGGATCACTTTCGTATGATCATAGTACTGCTCAATCAGTGACAGCTGCTTCTCACCCTGCAACTGAAACGCATAACGCAGGTTATCAAACAACTCAGAAGTCAGGACACTGCCCTGCTCTTGGCGCGCAGTCACTGCCCGTCCGGACGTAGCGTTCGATGGTTTACCGAGGTTCTCATCAGTCACGCCTGATACGTCTTGTATCATCCGTGCATCGATCTCCATCAGGTTCACATGCTGCTGCGCCAGTGCCTTATCATTAACCAGTTCAAATCGTGCATCTTTACGCCCATCCAACAGCAGGATACCATCCGGTCTAGCCGCCTCATCACGAATCTCATCCCAGTCAGTCGCTGCGTCTTCTTCAGCGATAATCTGGTTCGAGCTCAGGATATGCAGCGCTTTACTCATGCGCTTATTCAGATTCTCCTGCGGATCACGGATATTACGTACAATTCCGTAAGGCGAGTTATCACGGCCACGGCGATATGCCCATATCGGTGTAAACGGAAACTCATTATGACGGTACGGACTCGCATCCTTGAACAGCAACGCATCCTCAGTCATGATACACAGGTTCACTTTCATCACGATCGCGTCATACACCGAGGCATACTCGTTCTCGATCGCTTCATTCATCTCATCATTATCATCCTCGTACTCAGCACCGTGGAACATCTCACCTCGTACGACGCGCACAGGGGTGGGTTCTCGGTACCAGCATTCAATCAACCGAACACGTTCACGCTGACGATTCGGCTCGCTGGACGCATAGCCCTTACCAGCCTGATACAGTAATCCACCTGCAAAGCCTTCCCGCCCATAGTACGTAGCCACCGTATCTTCCTCGCTATCCACATCACCGTAGAACGATGAAGCTTTAGCCGCAGAATCCAGTGTGCGCTTCCGATCCGGGAACATCGCTTTCGCAATATCCAGATCGATAAACTTCGAACGGAAGATAAACCGAGCATCGCTCATATCGCGCTCAACGCTCAGCGGGTCGTACCAGATGTTGCGCCATGACTCATAGCGACTGAACAGCGGGTCGTCGGTGCTATCGCCACGAACACCGTCTTCAAGCCAGCCAACCCCCACAGTCACTGCATCGTCGAATGCGCGAGAGCGATGGAACGGCGTCTTGTTAACATCAGACAAATATTTAAGGACTGAGGTCTTCGTCTCGGCTACGTCAGTGTCTTCTGAGCGCCTCGCGTAGACAGCGAAGTCCATACGACTGCGCTTCTCCGTACCAAGTACCCAGTCGATAGCGGGTTTGATCTTGTTATACACCAGCGGCGCTTGACCTCTCGACCGAAGCTCATCCGCATCCTCCTGACTCCACTGCAACCCGTCCTTAAAGTCAGCATCGAGGGCTTGCTCAATACGATTCGACGACTCATGATCTCTGGCCTGAATCCACCAGTCCATCAGCTTGCCGTGCAGCTTCTTATTCGCTTCATTATCAAGCGGGTTCTTACGACGCTTACGCTTAGGCTGAGGTGCTTCTTCGTATTCGTCTGCGGAGTGGGATTGTATATTCTCGATCATTTTACTACGTCACCATTAGTCCAAGCTTCAAACTGCTCGATCCGCTCACCATTAACACGAATCTCACCTTCTGCAAACGCCTCGCCCTTAGTGTCTAGTCCGACGGGCTTATGCTTAACCAGCGTTTCCAAGTTGTTGACTATAGTATCAGCAATCCGGTTCACAAGGAACTGATCCGGGAACATATTCAAATACTGCGCAATCGCGAAGCTCGCTCGCAGCAAATACCCCTGATCAGTATACTTATGTGCCGCGCTCAACGGTATTGCGTACATGTTCCTCGTACTTTGTCGTGGGTTGTACAGACCCATCGCTGGCTCCTTGCCATCCTTGCCATCGTCCACAGCACCAAATCTTACAGCGATGTCCGCCATATCGTCACCAATGAAGGAGTTATAACCATCGCAGCCAGAGCACAGATCAATATAATACCCAGCCAGTCCACATCGTCGTCGTTCATACCCAGCTCCACAATCCTGCGATTACGTAAATCAACATAATCCATAGTGTCACCCCTAATATACGCTCGCCACTCACGGGAACACCCCATGGCGACAGTAATATGCAAAGTCCCAGTCTCTCAGTGCTTGCAACGCCGTATCAACCTCTTCGTGCGAAGTGCGTAGTTCGTCCTGTGTTCTGGCCAGCATCCGGAACGTAATATCCCGCCTGTGCTTATGCACGTCGTACATCTGTATGGCTTCCGATGCTTTTCGTATTAACTCTATTCGTCTCACAAAGTTCTCCAGTTGATCGTCTTCTTGCGCCGTGAACCACGGGGCCTTGTTATAGGGTTTACGTTCTCGGCGAAGGTGAGGCTAAGCGCATCGGCGCAATTTTGCACAAGGATTCCATTCGCGTAGTATACGTTTTCGAAATCAAGTGTCAGGTTGTACACCTCTACGTCTTGCGCCTTGTAACTTGTTGTTGCAGGATCTAGAGCAACATTCGGTCGCCCTGGATTTATGTGTGGAGTTGATATAGGTTTCTCCACACCACGCGCATATTGCAGGTTCGGTTTTGTATCTATCGGACTGATACGCGTGTCGTTGAGCGCACGCCCTAGTGCAAAACTTAGATCGGGATGGAAAGAATGTCTGGTACGTTGCACCGCATTCGATACATGATGCATCCACTGTGCGCCTATCATCCCAAGTTGTTTTGCCATGCTCTGCGTGCCACGCCAATCCTTCAGTAGATTTGTGCCATGCGACTGCGGCGATTTGAGCCTTTTGTAGGCTCTCAGAATTCTGCCGTACAAATTCCGGATCCTCAAACCGTTCTTGCATGTGCTGGACTGCGTGATCTCTTGCGGACATACACTCAAGATTCGACAAGTCATTATTCGTCCAATCGCCGTCAACATGATGGATGCAATGATTTTCTGGAATTTGTCCGTTGGCGTCAGCCCAGATTCTACGGTGAAGAAGTCGTTCATCGACAGTCTTTCTCCCTGACTGATAGTAGCGACGTGATGTTTGAAGGTAAAAGGGCTCACCGTTGTATATAACTTTTGTAGCAATTGCCATAGAACTAGTCTCCATGTTGAGTCAGATTCAATGACATTGTACTTTGTTAAGTTCTCTAAAGCAACCCAACCTGAATCCCAGGTGAATATTTTATGCGCACCCTTGCCGGTTAGGGTTTTACCGTTATCAAACTGCACTGTAGTCAGCATATTAGTGGTGGTCGCATGAACTTTCACAATAGTATGAACGCCCCTCGGAGTAACCACGGAGTCCCCTTCGCGCATCCGTTCAATGGGAACGTAGCCCTGCGGGGTTAATATCATCGTACCCGCTACAAAACAGTCCGGCGAGGGTAATCCTCTTTTCTTCATATCCGATTTCTTTTCTAATCTGACTCGCATTCTCTCGTCATAACCGTACTCAATTCCCGTAAGGTCATAGAGCAGTTGGTCATGATCAGGCAAGTCTGCGTGTTCAATCCATTCACGCATTTTCCACCACATTTCAGCTCGCAGGTTGACGTACTTATCCGGATCGAATGGACGGCTTCCGGCTTGGACTTCGATGCATCGGTAAGATAACTGACGTAATCGGTCAATAACACCAGCCCCAAGGCCAGCGCCATCAACAAAAGTGGTATGCGGTTTGTACTCATCTATAGCCTCTACGACTC